AATTATAGTCAAACTGTATAACACCATCAGGTCTGGCCGAGTTGTAGAAGAACTGATTAACCCACTTGTCAGCATTTTGTTCAGCGTCTAAATTAATCCCGATAGCCTTTGCAGGGGCAAGCCCTCTGTATTGATTTAAGGGGTTAGGATACTTGAAGTGTATAATCTCATTTACATCAAAGGGGATAGCATCCTGCCCAGCCCCGTATACATAACCTTTGACAAATGGAAATGACTGGGCAGGAACGATACACATTTTATGCGGATAGGGTAAGATAATTTCCGCAGGTTCGCCTAGAGCGTTAAAGTTCAAAGCCCAAAACGATTCACCTAGAAGTTCATTGTAAATCGTATCTAAGGCGATGAACTCGTTTGAGGTCTGGAAGGGATTGACCTGCCGTAAGAGATTAAGGATAGGATGTTTGAATATCTGTTTGGGCTTCTCTTGGTTGCGTGAGTCAAATAGTGTCCATTCAACCTCAGAACATCCTAGAGCTATCCTAAACACTACAGCGTGCAACCAGCCCACCGAGCCGTAAAGTCCAAGCATACCTTCAGAACTAAAATTGGCCGATGGCATAATACCACCGGCATTAAAATAGTTTCTATTTGGTATAGGGGCTTTACTACGATTAAATAATTTTAATATATTCAATAAATACCCCTTAAAGGACTTGACAAATTAGAATAAGTAGTTTATAATGTAAGTGAGGATAAAGAAATGAGAAATATACAACGTAGAACAAAAGGCGAAACAAATAAATGCCCTATATGCGGTCACAAAAACACTTATGAGCTAACTAACCCTTGCCCTCATATACTAAATGTTATAGAAACTGCGGGTAGAAGCCAAATGGGCTGGCAAGATTATTACCGATGGACTTACGAAGTGCCGCAAACGCATAAACATCTGTTGGGGATATAAGCGGTTAGGTATAGAGGCTTTCGTAAATAGTTTTTGAAATATATTCAAGTATTTTCCTTAAACCTATTGACAAAGTAGAATAATGGGTTTATAATACTAAGTGAGGATAAAGAAATGAAGATTAATACAGGAACAAAACCAATCGGGTCAGGGACACACGATATTGATAAGGATATTAAAAAATTCAAGGGTTGCGATGAGTGTTCTAAATGTATCTATTGTGTAATTGAAATTGGGAAGTTCCCTTGCACAGCACCCGCTCCAAAGGAATATCGCTACTATCGTTACTCGATTGCTCACGGTGTTGATTGTAAGGTTTTCAAACCCAAATAGATTGTGCAACGCATTGCAAAATGTGGAGGATGAAATGAAAAGAGAAGAATTAGAAAACTGGCTAATCAGTAAAGGATACTCAAAAGACAAGTTCGGGCATTATCAAAAGACTATTGGGGAAACTGATGTTAGATATAAGATGCAAGCCGATTCGGTAAGATATGAGAAACGAATTACATTTGCAGCTACGGATTATAGCCCCAAACAAAATGAATGGCTACGATTAGCATCCGGTTATTATAAATCTTTATCAATTACTCCTGAAGGTAAATTAGCAGGCATGAAAAGATAGAGAGTAGTGCGCACTATATATATCTCTCTATTCTAATTATACCCTCTCATTATAAGTATATCACACTTATCTATTGACTTTTGTAGAATCTATCTCAAATTTACCAGTAGGACTTTGTTTAGCTAATTCAAATAGAGCGTTTAACATAGCATCTGCGCCAGATTCATAAACTTCTTCTGTAAGTTTATTATAATGCCATTTCGTGCCTTTATCCCAATTATTAGGCCTCCATCCTAAAGACATTTCAGACATAAGTTACCTCTCTTTCTTTCCTTATAGTTAGCATCCAGCACATGACCGCACTTTCTGCAAATTGGGACTTTAAATATTTTATATAACAGTTTCTTATAGCCATCTATCATCCGAGCCACCTAATATTAAAGCCAGCGAATTTGAGGATTTTTGATCTCTGGTTCGTAGAAAGCCAAAGCCAATGAATCCGCTTTATCGGGAGATTTGAGATGATAGGTGCGTTTCATCTCTTCTTTTGATACGATTTGCAACTTTTTGTCTGATGCGATTTTGAAGCGGATTGAACTTAACTGAGCTATTAAATCCTGGTCGTCTGGGATACTTATAGTCCCCGCTTCAAAGCGCTTTCTCAGGTTGTCATACATTTCTGCCCTTGAATTGACGTAGTGTTCTTTATCTTGAGGCTCACCGCCGGCGATAATCCCGTTAATATAAACCTTCAATTCCCTTAATCGGTCATAGATACCAGCTCCGAGGGCTACTGCATCCAAATTAACATTCTTAGGGTCTATATTAAACCTTTCTATCTTCTGCAGGATTATACCTGTAGATTCCATGAGGTCTGTTTTACCCCATGAGTCGGTATAGATTACTTTGCCCTTTTCGTTTCTAATGGTTATTACGCTTTGGTCGTCTCCTTCACGACTCACGTCAATGCCAGCAAATAATTGTTCTTTAGATTCTGTCATTCTAACCTCATAACTGACTGTCTTAATCTATCAACGGCGATTTTACAATAATCCTCATTGAGTTCTATGCCAATACATTTTCTACCCAATTTCTTACAAGCTAATAAAGAAGTACCGCTACCAACAAATGGGTCAATAATCAAATCATCATTCGATACAGAGCCTCTTAATAATAACATCTGCCAGAAATCGAGGGGCTTAGAGCATGGGTGTTCTTTTATATCTGTAATTTCTGTTTTAATAATTGTGTCAGGACGCCGGCCTAATCCACTCGCTAGATATGGGTCGCCGCCATAGGCTAATACAGGTTGCCAACAACAAAAGCCCCACTTCCCTGAACCTGTGCCGGCGGGCGTAACCCAACTTAAAATCCACTCTGGTTTAGGGTATAATTGAATGTTAGCAACTCCACAGGTTAGCAATGCCCGTTTAGATTTAGCCAAGATAATAGGCATAACATCTGATACCAATGTTTGTAGATTATCTGGGCTATCATCATATCCGCCATATTCTGTATTATTTCCATAAGGGAAATCAGTTAATACCAAATCGCAATCTGGCAATTCTGGCAATATGGTTCTACAATCGCCATTATACAAAGTCACTAAATCTTCCTGATAATATGGTTTAATCATAATTCTCTATTAACCGCAGCTAACTTATCTTCTAGTTCAGTAATTCGTGCTTTTAATCCCTGAATCTGTTTATCCTTGCCATCAAACAATCCTTTATTATAGCCATCTTTGTAACCCTTGTGATGGCTTATCATGTGAGCGCTTTGCATTGTTAATTCAAGATTATCTAATCTATTATCGTCTTTAACCCCATTCTTGTGGTGGACATTCTCAAATGGTTGCAGGCATCTGCCTAGAGATTGAGCCATTACAAGTCTGTGTTCACGGATATATCCCTTTCTATCTGTCATAGGATAGAAGAAACTATCACGAGGCAACCAAACTAATATATAACCATTAACGCAATTTCTACCACCTTGCCAATTAGAGTTCTTTTCGCCAATTAAACCTTTGCTAAGATGTGATACACTCATTTTAACCTTCGTCTTATCTGTAAATATTCTATTTCTAGCAACACAAGCACTACATCTTTCATGAGAGGGATTCCCCTTATCTAAAATAACCCATCTAGGCTTACCACAATCTATACAAGCATGATAGATATAAGGAGAACCTGTATGGGGAACTTTTCTACCTATCTCTTTTGCTAATCTAATTTCACCAATAACTGGCATATTATCCACTACTTAATTATATCACAATTCACGATTTACTGCAAGCCGAATCTGGTTATAAGGGAATAAGAAGTTGCCACCTTCCATAGCAGTCCAATCCCCGTCGAGCCAAGCCCGCACGATTTCTTCTGGATAAATAGCCCTTAGTTCAGCCTCATAGTTTTCGGGGAGATACGGATTGTCCTTTGGGAGTGAAGGAATATAGATAAAATCATCAGGGTGAGACTCAATAAACCTCATTTTAACCCAACCAGGCATCGGATTGGCTGTTAGGAAATATTTTAGCTTAATCTTAGGGAGGTTAAGAGATAAACGACCTAAAAGGTTGTTAAAGTGCATCTCAGAACATTCCTCTACCTGGTCAATGAAAAACCATCCGATTGTTGTACCCATTTGAGACGCTAACCCCCTAGTATCGTCTCCAAGTCCTGTGTACCAGATTCTTGACCCGTTATGGAACTGAATATAATGGTCTGTTGAGTGATGTTGAGTAATTACAGGCGGGTTAGTGTGTGAAAGAAAGTCAATATACTTCTGAAGCTCTACCCCTACAGTTCTTTTGAAAGCAGGTAGATTCTGTCTAGCCATTATCCCGACATTGCCAGGGTAGTCTATTGATAATTGAATGCCCTCAGCTACACCACAAACAGTCTTTCCGCCCCTGATGGCTCCGCCAAATAATCGCCCTTTCTCAGGTGCTTGATGGAATAGAACCTGTCTAGGGTGTGGTTTATATAGTTTACTTAAATCTATTGATGGCTTAGACAATTAATCATCCTCTTTAATTACCAATTCCTCTAAGTTGTCTACCAACCATTTTCTAGCAGCATCAACAGCAGACTGATAAGCTACTATCTGTCCCTTGAAATACCCAACAGCATAATTTTCTGTATTCATATAACCAAAGTCCTTCTTGTAACTCTCTAACATTCCTTTAATATAATCCAGATAACCCCTAACCATAATTTCATTCACATATCTTACCATCGTTCCCTCCTACATTGTGCAATACGTTGCAATATGTTTATTTGTTTGGTAACGGGCACCATTCAGGAAAATCTTTACCGTGAGTATCTACTTCTGTGTTAGGTAGTATTTCACGATATTGGCACTTATCGCACATCCATTTTGAAGGTTCTTTATATGTCCATCTAAAATGGTGGGGGCAAGCAAAACAATGAGTAATTTCTTTAATATATAGTTTTGCCATTCTCTCACCTCTTTATATATCTAGTTTCATAACCTATTGAGATAGTCTGTCTTTGGCAATCTCACAATACTTTTCTTCTATCTCTATACCGATGCACTTGCGGTTGAGTTGTTTCGCTGCTAGTAGTGTTGAACCACTACCCATAAACGGGTCTAGCACCACTCCTGCAGGGTGTTTGGCTATAAGTTTTTCTAGTATATCAGTAGGCTTTTCCGCTGGATGGTTTCGGTCAGCCTGTAATACTCCTCGACACTTTAGAACATCACCATCCCCTGTTGGGATACGTTCCGTTTTGTCTAATTCGCCCCAAGCGATTAATTCATGTTGATGTCTCCATGTGTAGCCATTATATGATACTAACTTATCCCAAATTAGTAAACGGACATTCTTGCAAAGCGGAAACATGACCTGCCAGAATATTGGGTATGACTTAGCATCGCAGAATATGTAATAAGTTCCTGTCTCATTTAGCACCTTCGCAAGGTCAGAGAATACCAATTCAAAATATCCCTTGAGAACTGATAAATCTCCGAGCATCCGCTTTTGATACCCATTGCTCCTAGTCCCAACATAACTCTGTATCGGCAAGAAATATGGCGGGTCAGTCAGCACCAAATCCACTTTAGGTAACTGAGGTAATATATCCCTACAATCAGCACAGTATATCGCTATACCATCTTCTTGATAGTAAATCTTATCCTTTGCAGGTAAATTATCAAAGTCTACCATTTATAAACTCCTGATACCTTAAAGCTCTTTGTATTCTTTCTTCTCTATCATCAGATAAACCTAAAACCTTTCTATGTTCACAGGTTCTTTCTATGTCCTGTAATATATCAGGTGGTAGATTACTTTCCTCTTTAATAGGGCTAGATTTTGAGTTCTTACGGGTGTATTTACGCTTCATACCTTATCCTTAGAAGATCATGCAAGTCGCACCCCATACGGGTGCGTGGATTGAAACTCTGTTGTCATCAATCACCTCAACACATTTCATATTAACCCCCTTTTGCGTATTTGGAATAAACATTTCTTACAAGTTACCTTGCTAATATCATCGGTAACAGTAATATCTATATCGTGTATGCTAGTCCAACATAGGGTAGAGTTTTTAGCTTGGTTGCGATAGCTGATTTTAGACATAGGGGATAGATTAAATAATATCTCTCTATAATGGTCATCTGCTGGATATCCAAGATGTATAATATCACTTTTCATACTTACATTATAAACTACTTATTCTAATTTGTCAATACATTATACTACTTGGTAGTGGGTCAATTTGAAAAGTTTATTGCTTGACCCGTCTTGTGGTTGTGGTATACTTATAGTATGCCTAAGCGTTCAAGCAAGAAGAATATCAGAGACATCAATGTATTAGCTTCTAAGATTGTAGAATATTCGTAAAATTAGGCTGTTTTAGTATTAGTGGACATATTATTCATCTGGAAGACTGTGAATTTATCACTCTTCCTCCCGCACAAGGTATCAAATCTATTTTTGACACTATTTCTTCAGAAGAAATAGTATTATTTTTTACGATTATGTTTTTTGCTCGCTCAATAGCAAAACCAAATTTATTGGATTTGTTACTACCCATTGTTTTTATTTTACTCATTTTTCTCCTCTTTCAAATTGACCCACTACCTACTACTTTCTTTCTAAGAACCCCCAGATTATTACTGTAATACCTTAAAACCTTGTTAGAACTTAACTCTTATTGGTTGATTCTTGCTACCTGAACCTCCTTTTACTTTTGTCTTGCGCTAATTGGCGATACTCTAGCGCTCTTTAGAATTATCCAGGTAATTTTAGGGGCATACACCCTTAGTTTACATAATACACGTGTAATTTGGTTCGCACTATATGTGTTATGTCAAACTGAATCTAATTGGAGTGTAAAGTTTTTTAACGGACAAAGACAGAGTGAAAGAGTAGCCAGCAGTCTAGTATATAACTTTGATAACCAGGGATGATTAATACCAAATAGTTCGGATTGCCTTTTATCAGCGATTTCTCTTGCTTTACTTTCAGTATCCGCTCTTATAATCAAATTGTAATCTCGTGTATTGTAGATTATAAATGGGGGCTTATTAGTAACTCCTATAATACACCTTAGTAGCCATATTTTATAATTTACCCCACGGAACTCTTGTATCCGTTCCTGTGTTATCTCTGCCATTTCTCTACTCCCTTCACTGGTGGGAGTGGCTGGTTCATTGCGCCGTAATGGAACTTACCTTTGCCACCAATACCACTCCCATCAGTAGCTCAATACTGCCAGCCTACACGCATACTTCCTATGCACCTTCAATTCACTACTCATACGTTAGTGACCCTCCCAAAAGCTTTATGAAGTTATCTCCGCCTTTACCGTCCTTTTATGGTCGGCTCAACTCCTCGGCTGGCACTTGCTGGCTGACTCATGTTCCACACGGGCAAAAGCCATTTAACCTTGTTTTCATCCTCCAAGCACCAGCAAGCTTATTTATACTAACACATAAAATATCATTTGTCAATAGTTATTTATTTGGTCTTGCAGATATCTTATAAATGATACATTAGATTTATTGATAGCTATTTTACCATTGTTTACTGCTTGTAGTTCCTTCTGTAACTCTGTTTCTATTAGTGTCTTAATTGCTTTTATTATTTCAGTGGGTGTTAGTTTCTTAGTCTTCTCTGTCCCTTCTGTTAGATATTTATTGATAATATGATGCCATGATTCATGCTTCCCCGCCGGTAGTAATGCTAACTCAGGAAATTTCTGATAGAACTTTATAGCGTAATATATCGTTCTCTTGGATTTCTTACATGACTGTGCAACGTGTTGCACAAGACCAGTATCATCTATCCCTTCTCGCTCAAAGTCGGCTTTATTCTGTAAAATACGTTGACCTAATTGATGTCTGCCTTGAATTAAAGAATCCTTAGAAGCAAACTCAGTCTCTACTATTATATCACGACACTCGTCAACGAGATTTATAAACCAATCTTTATTATCAATCTCCATTCTTTCCCTTATTAAGCTATTTCTTTGGTAGCGGAGGGGGGATTTGAACCCCCGTTCTCCAGGTTATGCTCCTGGCAATATCCGCACTCTCTGACCAGGTTGGAACTGTGGTATCTGCATCATCTATTTAACTCCTATGTACAGTTTGAGGATATTAATCATCAGTACATCGCCATTTCGTCCGAACTTGAGCAGGTGTCTTCCTGGTTGCAACTGTATGTGATGGCTATTCCAAACCCAGTCACCATCAGTATATGTAGTGAGAGTACCTCCGAGTATATTTCTATTATTCTTGTTCATTTTATCCCTCCGTTTATTTACTTACACCCCTATTATATATCATCAATATACGGGTTGTCAAGGGATAAAACATGGTATTTATAAAATGTTATAAAAATGTTATAAATACGGGCTATGAGGGGATAGTTACCTTATTTAATAACTCTGGATTTTCATAGATATTGCCAATAATTTCAATGCTACCATCTAACCCGGTTCTAGTATTGCTGTCAGTTTCATTTATTACTTTCATAAAAAACCCTGAATTTAATTTCACTCATTTATAACTTCCCCATCAATTACATCATTAATCACCTTATCTACATTGTTTATTTCCTCTGCTGAAGCCCCTTGATTTAAGAGTCTTAGTTTCTCTTTGTCTATATTATACTGCTTATTTTCTGGTTTGTCAAGTACCTCAATTTTAGGCTTTTCAATCTCGTATTTAGGTCTAGGAACTGCCGATATCACTCTTACATCATGGTCTATCTTGCCTTGTACTGTAGTAGCCCCTCTAAAACCTGGGATAAAGGCATTCGCTAAAGCTATTGCTGCTGTTAATTGATTTCTATCAGTCTTTGGTGGTGGGTTTAAAGCATAAGTAGAAATAACCTCAAGAGCGTTATCCGCTAGATTAGATTTACCTGAAGTTAGAGCCTCATTAGCTCGTTTCCTGAACACAGCAGATTTCTTGATTTCTTCGTTAAGTTTTTCTACTGTTACATTAGCAGCTAAAGCACCTGCCTTTTTTGTGCCGAGTAATCGCATTCCAGCCAGTGATTGTTCTTTTTGGTCATGCGAAAGTCTACTCATTATTTAGCCCCTTTAATAATTCAGCATACCCACTATTTTCGGTTGGTTTTTCACCCATCAACGCACTTTGCAATTTAAAAATATCATGTATAATCACTGATGTTTCAGGAAATACCAATTTGCGTTCACTCTCAATTCTAACAGCAGTTTCTAATCGTACTAATTCAATCTCTAGTAAGCGTTTGAGAATCTCTTTAGGTTGATTCGTATCTGGCGGTGTTTGATTACATTCTGGTCTATCCAAGTCTTATTCCCCTTCTTTTTCTTGCCCCTTTCCAATCTGAAATATTACGAATATTTGGATGCATTAAAGAGTGGCAATCATCACATAAAATTAAAATATTAGCAGGCTCAAAAACTAACTCACTAGCAATTGATGTTTCGGAAACGGGAATTATGTGATGTCCGTGAGTTGCTCGTAAACCACACCCCTCGCATTTCTCACCCCGCTCTTTACGTATTTTTTCTAAAATAGCTAGATAGCGTTTGAGATTATTCATTCACTTCTAATGCTTGCTCTTTTTGGTCGTGGCTAAGTCTCATTTTTGTCCCTCTTTTTGAAATGGCATTTCTCCCAATCATCTAAAGTGCATGGTTCGTTAAAATCTCCTAAATCATGTTTTCGACAGTAAAATAAATGGAAATTATAAAAAGTTGTTATTCCACAATTAGGGCAAGCGTGGTCTAATACATGAGATTCTTCAACTGGTTTCATTTGATACCTCCATTAATATTTTAACAAACTCTTTAAATAATTCTTTATCTTCCCCTTGCCCATCTATATAAAGCCTCTTAAACCGTTCCTTATCGCTTAGTTTATCTAAAGCATGGTCGAACTCAATGTTTAGGTCTACTGTATCCTCGTATGGTGTAGAATATGTGCTTCTCCCCGTGCTCGCAGGTATTATAAATCTTTTACCATTAAAAGCCGACTCTATGAATATACGTGTTTCCTCGAAAGGATTCAACTCATACTCATGGAGTTCGTGAAAATGCTCTATCCAGTATTTTATAAGAAATTCATTCCATTCCATCTCTTATATTATAACACATCCTGAAAAATAATGTATAAAAAAACACTTGACAAAGCCTAAACAACGTGCTATAGTAAAAAATGGAGGTAGAAAAAGTGATAACAACTATATGGATGTGCAGAAACGCAATTTATCACGAAAATGACTATGTAAAGTGTTCAAAAGGACACAACTTAGGAGTTATCCATGCAAGAATGGTTAAAAAGGGTAATCCACTTGTATGTCTAACTTGCCAGGGATGTAAGGATTGTGATATAATGGGTAAAGACATCCCAAGAGATGAGCGAGGTTGGTAGTATGATTTGCCCAATGAGAAAAGAGCAATGGGATGAGCACGATGGATACCCAGACCTTAATTGTCTAGAGGGAATTTGCGCATGGTGGAATCCTAAGGGAAACTTTAACCCAGAAATAAAGAAATATGACGGGGAATGTTGTATCAAAACATTGTCAAAACTTAAATTAAATGGTATAATAAATACACACCAAAGTTAGGAGGAAATATGGATTGTAATGGTTGCCTTTGGAGAAACCCTGAAACTTGTAGAAATTGTAAGAATGAACTTGAGACTCACACTATTTATCAAGGGAAAGCTAAGGATATGACTCCCGAAAAGATTACACTGGGTAGTATCGGTAAAGTTTGGAGACTTGATGAGACTGATAAAGAATTAATTAGTAAGAATTAGGAGGACTATGGAAATACAAAAATCAATTAGATACCGAATAAATATTAGTACTTCAGTAAAAGGTGTGAAAACATGGGATTGTACTGTAGATGCTGAAAATATGGATATGGAGGGAGTTTTTGCGTTAAGTGACGAAATGGTAAAGGGACTTGAAAAACGGTATCCAATAAGTGAGGTGTTAAAATAATGCCAGAAATAGAACGCTATGGGACAATCACAGTTCAGACAGTAGAAAAAAATCAATATGGTGATTTATTGGTAAATGGCAAGATAAAAATAGGCAACAAGCGAAGTAATTTGTTTGATGTATTCCAACCAGGAGCGGAAGTTAAAGTCGGATATGCCTCTTACATGAATAAAGAATATATCGCCTCGGCCGAGCAAACAGGAACTCATGTAATACCAAAAATAGAAGTACCTGTAATTGATAAAGCTATTCCTGCGAAAGATAATGCAACACCGTTGCACAAGCTTTCAAGCGATGATATACGTAATCGCTCGGTTGCTATTTCCTACTCGAAAGACTTAGTAGTAAGTGGTATAATAGACCTGAAGGAAATCACTAAATATGCTGATAAATTCCTTGACTATATTTTAAATCAGGAGGTGAAAAGCAAGTTAGTAGAAGAAGTAAAGAAAATAGACGGTGTAAAATAAAGTAAGGAGGTGTTTATCAGCCACCTGAAAGGGACTGTCAGGGGATGTGGTCAATG